GACCACGCGTACCATATGGGCGATGTTGCCATGAAGAAGCCCTACCTCCAGCTAGTGAGGCGGTTGAATGGCCACAAGCGCCTCATCCTTGGCAACCATGATATCTTCAAGATTGAGGATTACTTGGCGGTGGGGTTTGAGAAAATCTGTGCAGTGAGGGTGCTGGATAATATCCTGTTTACGCATATTCCAGTGCATCCCTTCAGTCTTGGACGCTTCGCCGCGAATGGTCACGGGCATACCCACTCAGCTCAGCCTTATCCGAGGGTCGAGGGGAAGGGACCGTATATAAATTTGTGCGTAGAGCAGACTGACTATGCACCTGTATCATTGGAATGGGTAAAGGCGAAGGTGACGGAGATAGGATGACCCAAGAACAACTCCTCGGTATCATGGTTGCTACACTCCTCGCTGGACTTGGGTATACCAATCCTACTGATGTACAGTTGGGCAATATCGTGCAACTTGTGAAGCGCATTATGGATCGGGTGGATCGAGAATGACCCACAATGGCCGCTTGACAAACGCGATCCGGCGTGCTAAACTTGTCGTATTCCACATCAAACAACCCGCCCGCAGCAAGGCACTTTGGCCATGACTGGGCGGAGCTATCCACTAAAGGCGGTCTAAGTAATGTCAGCTACTACCATTCTCCTGTATGGGCGAACGAATTCTGGCAAGTCCACGCAAGTGGGAGTCCTCGCTGAGCACGTCTACAAAACCCTGAAGAAGAAGACTCGCCTCTACACCGCTGACAAAGGGGGGTTTGACCCGATTATCCCCTATGTCGATCTCGGGATCGTGGACATCGTTTCGCAGGATAATTCTAGTCCTTGGATATTCCTCAACAAAGCTGTCAGGGGCTATGTGCGGGATGCTGCCGGGAAGTGGGTTAAGGACGATGCAAAGAATGCCGAAATCGGGTGCTATGTGTTTGAGTCCCTGCGGGGCTTCGCTGAGGCCCTAATGATGGACATGGCACTCAAGGCTGGACAGGGCATCAACATTGGCGGTGCAGCCAATGTCGCCTTCAACGTGGCTGGAGATGGGGAAAACCTCAAAATCTCTGGCTCAAACATGAAGCACTTTGGGGTGGCCCAGGATACGATGACCGCAGAGGTCTGGGAAAGTCAGAAGCTACCGGCCGCGTTTGTCATGTGGACATCAAGTGTGAGTAAAGATGATGATACAACGAGTGGTGGGAAGGTTCTTGGCCCGGATGTCATCGGTAAAGCCCTTACCACTGAGGTGCCACGTTGGTTTAATTACACTTTTCGTATCGACGTGCTTCCTGCACAAACTGGTAAGACTGAGCGTCACATCCTCTATCTTGGTAATCATATTGATGTGGGGGCTGGCAATGCTGCTGGTCTTGGGAACATCCGACGACCATTAGATGCTCCACCCTTGACAGCAATGACCATTGAACCAGCAGACATTGCGAAAGCTGTGGTCATGTTGCAGGATGAGGCGCAGGCAGCGGCGAAGGCAGCTATTGCTAAGAGATTGGGGATGAAATGATCCTGATGCTCATCATCATCGCCGTCCTATCAGGCTTCTGCATTGGTGTAGGGGTGACAATGCTCATTATGCACACAATTACACCGAGGTTTTGGTAATCATGGTTCAAGATGAGATAGAGTCGGAGTTTAATCGAATCCGTCGAGCTGCGTTCATACTTGGCATGTGTGTGGGTGGGTTTCTGGGCTGCTTGGTCGGGGCTATGGCTCATTTGTGGTGGTGGTAATGGCATCACCGATGCAGCCAGACTTCCTAAAGCAGCTAGAGGGATTGATCAACAAGTATTCCCTAGAAGGCTCATCCAATACGCCAGACTTCATCCTCGCACGATATTTGGGAGCCTGTCTGGAAGCCTGGAATGAGGGGCTACGCCTCCGTGAAGCATGGTATGGAAGGGGAGTAATGGGTGATGTATCCAATATGGGAACTCTACAACGGGAATCTCGACCTCTTCCGACAGGACCTGATGACAATGAAGGTTCACCCAGCCCTGGGCTGGGAGGAACAGGCATCGATCTTAGACCTGATCCTTCCATACATGATTGGACGCTTAAGTGAGGAGGAGTTAAGGGGGCTCCTAGAAGTCATTATTGCACATCAGGGGTCGTAGTGCTAGCGGGAACACGCTGCGCTTGCATCGCAGAATCGGGCGTTCGATTCGCCCCGACTCCACCACCACTCACAACCAACATAGGAGAAACATGAAGCACTGTATTACCACATTCGCCGTCACCGGAATGATACTATTTGGGACAGCCATTGCGTGTGCTCAGGTGCCTGTTCCATCACCAACCCCTGGTGCAACACGCCTCTCCTGGGATCATGATGGGGCCAACACAGATGGCTACCGGGTCTATGAGGGGACAGCAATTCTGATCGATAACATCCCCGCAGTGGACCGACAAACTGCCTTCCCAGCCCTGACCCCAGGTGTCCATACACTCGTTGCACGGGCATTCAATGTAGCAGGGGAATCAGTGGACTCAAATGTCCTATCGGTCAGGTTGGTGGTTATTCCGACAAGTCCTGGGAATTTCCGGGTCATCACCGTGGCGATTTTGATTGATGGGAAGTGGGTGCCTGTCCTTCAAACCATCTAGGGGTCATCCACCAGGTAGTGGTCGTTAACAATCAGAGGAGAGAGAAACAGTATGGCAAACATCGCATCGCTTGGTAACTTGGCTCCCGCAGAGCCCCTCGATCTCGATATCTATTCGGACGTGGGCACGTTTCGCCCCTTTCCCAAGAAAGGACGCTACACTCTTCGAGCACCTGAGTCGTTCCCGGCTGAGGCATTCGGTGTTACCAAGGCAGGAGCCCTCTCAGCACAGATTGATCCGACAATTGTGGGACCCACGAATGAGGGTTTCGTCGCTCGGTTCATCCGTGTCAGTGGAAAGGCATTCGATCGAAAGGGCATCAAGGTCAGTCAGATTGGAGACTACCTCCGAGCCTGTGGCGTGCGAGGAAAGCTCAGTACTCAGCAGGAACAGGCTGACGCTGTTGAGCAGACTGCTAACCTGACCTATGAGGCATACCTTGATTGGCGTGTCTATGGGAAGGGTCACGCCGAGGATGGCAGTGACCTCGTTGTGGAAGGGATGGAGAAGTTCCCATCCGATGGGAAGGGTGGGTATCTCCCGTATGTGCCAAGCCCGACGCAGAAGGACGATGCTGGGGAACCGGTCATGTTGAGAGCCAACATCATTGTGTCTCGGTTCATCGCGAAGGTCGAGTAGGACAGTCAGCTAGACCCGTCCGCTGTTGTGTCTCAGGGCAGAGGGTTCGGTATTATACTGAGGAAGTGGCGAGGGACCAGGAAAAGTGCCCAAAGGTATGTAACTGGATGATCACCTTCGCTGCGGCGCTTTCATGGGGGTCAGGGCTATCGAGAAGGATGCCCGGCCCCCATACTTTTCTGGAGGTTGAATTGGACATATTCGACAACGATCCTGAACAAGATGCCATGATTGAACATGTGGAGATTGATGGGAGGGTCATTCAACAGCTTATCAAGGAGCGGCTTCTGCCGGCACTGGAGGGGACACCAACTGGGTATGCCATTATGTGTATGCTGACACTGACCGTGCTCCTGATGAAGCCAGACTGTAATGTGGAGGAGTTGAAGCGAGCCGTCCAAGCTGCGAGTGAAACGATTGTCTTAGCACTTAGCACTCCATCAACAACTACTGTGAACTGATGGCCACGATGGCCTGCATTAAGTGTGATTTCCAGCTTACTGTGCCAGAGAATGTGAAGGCAGATGTGACATGTCCAGGATGTGGGGCAGTGTTTGTGGCGTGGGAGGACTTGGGGTGGTGGGGCTATAGTGCGGTCGTGTATGTGCCCGCAAAGTGGAGAAAGCTATGAAGGCTAAGGTTCTTGCAATTGATTTCGACCGGGTCATCCATTCGACAGACACCCCTATTCCAGGGCGCAAGATGGGTCCTCCCGTCCTCCATGCTCAGGATGCCATCTGCGCCCTCCGCGACCTGGGGTATCAGATTGTAGTCCATTCCTGCAACGATCCAAAGGTGATTGAGAAGTGGATGGAGTACTATAAGATTCCATATGATGGAATCTGGGTTGGGGCTGGGAAACCGGTTGCATCAGCCTATGTTGATGACCGGGCGGTGAGGTTTTTGGATTGGCAGAGGACGCTTGGGGAGCTATATGAGTTAGAGACGGCTGGGAAGCTGTGATCATCTCCAAAGTCTGGGCTATGCCAAACAAGTGGACCTTCAAGGTTCCACCCCTTATCGGGATCATTCAAAAATACAAGTTCCCAGGTGAGAATTGGGTTGACCCATTTGCTGGGTTCAATAGCCCTGCTGAGATGACAAATGACCTCAATCCGGATGCTCCGACACAGTTTCATCTGGAGGCACTTGAGTTCCTCACCATGGTTCATGACTCTGGTCAAGTCGTAGATGGGGTCATCTTTGATCCTCCCTACAGTCTTACGCAGGTCTCCAAATCCTACAACGATATGGGCCTCCAGTTCAAGGGAAAAGAAAACCCAACCGGTGGGTTCCCGAAGGTGAAGGCCATGATTGCTCAATTGATGAGACCTGGGGGGTATGTTATTAGCTATGGGTGGAATTCGGTCGGGATGGGGAAGAAGCGTGGGTTTGGGCAGGTCGAAATCCTCCTATGCTGTCATGGGGGTAATCGAAATGATACGATTGTGGTGGTTGAGGAGCGGCAGTGACTGGAGGGGCTGTGGAGCGCTGGTCTGTATCGGTTAATGGCTACTATGGAGTGGCTCGTATCCAGAAGGATCGAGGCTGGGCGTGGTGGTTCTTCCTCGAATGGATGGCTGACCATGTGTGTCATTTCTTTTATTGGTTACCAGGTCATTGGTGGATCTGTTCAACCTTACACAGTCCCATTACAAGTTGGTGTTACAAACACTACACAAATGTTGGGGTTGATATTCCTTTGGGAGATATCATCATAGCTTGGAAGAGTGAGGCTCCAGCATGGTGGACCCAAGAATGGGAGCGTGGAACTGATATGTGGAAGGAGTATGGTGAGCCTAAGAATGGAATCATTTATCGCACTGCCAATGCGGTAGTGCATTCTAGACCGAGGTTTCGTTGATTCCTAAACCGCATCATTGTGCGACATGCGTCTTGGGGCGACCCCCATTCGGGTCCATGCACGGTTTTGTTCCAGCAGATGGATCAGGGGATAATGGGGTCCTCATGGTCCTCGAAGCGGGCGGGGGGAATGAGGCGGAAACTGGCATCGTAGTAACAGGTCCGGCCG